ACCCATATGCGACCATTAAGACCTGCACCCCCAAAATCAGCAGGATTATCAGGAAATGATAGGTATTCGTAATCAATATCAGGCTTTCCAACCTCTTGTATTTTCCAGTTCTCGGCATCTAATCTCTTACGTCTAGGAATAACTACCCAATTAGGTTCGCAATCAGCAATTAACTTAACGTCATAGCCCTCATCTAGCAAACAATGTGCATCGATTTTCATAATATAATCACCCTTAGCAATAGCTACAGCAGAATTAATACCAGGTCTCATGCCTTGTGACTCACCACGATGTAACAAAGTTACTCTTGGATCTGTAACCATCTTCTTATAATGATCAATAAATTGTGGCTCAAAATAGCTTGGAATAGTCCAGTAACCATCTAATATAGCAATGATTTCAATATCACCTTTTGCTTTATCTAGTAGGTCTGAAATTGTATTAGGTAAAAAACGTTCATTTCTTGAGGGTATGATAATAGACAGCTTGTGCATACACACACTATAACCCCTATTCTATAGATTAGACAATAATATATTTCGTGAATTTATAGGCTTAGTATTTCGTCATCTTCTATATCCAAAAGGGCTGTATCTTCAACTTCAGGATAGACAGGATAAAGATGCTTCATGGCTAATTCTATTATTACCTCATCGCCTGTCTCTTGTGCTTCTTCTAATACTGTCTGCCAGTAGTCCGCTTCCCATTCAGGTATTATCATAAAAATTTCCTTAAATTAAATACAAAAAAAGGCGGGTGTTTAAACCGCCTTTCAAGTGACTAATTAAATTTAATCAAAATCATACTATGCACTTGGTGATGCACTAGCTGATGGACTCAAACTAGCAGATGGACTAACCGATCTACTAACAGATGCACTAGGTGATTGTGATGCACTAGGTGAATTACTTGCACTTGGACTAAGTGATGCGCTTCCTGATGCTGATGGTGAAACACTAGCACTTGGTGAAACTGATGCACTAGGACTTGGTGAATTACTAGCCGATCTTGAAATGCTTGGTGAAACCGATACTGATTCACTAGCTGAAGGACTTACACTAGCACTCGGACTAATTGATACGCTAGCACTTGGACTTAGTGAAGGACTTACACTAGAAGAAGGACTTACACTAGCCGATGGACTGACAGACCTACTAGCAGAACTAGAAGGACTTACACTAGCCGATGGTGAATTACTAGCTGATGGTGAAACCGATACTGACTCACTAGCACTCGGACTGACACTAGCCGATGGTGAGACACTGGCTGATGGTGACATTGATGCACCACCTGTATTTTCCCACGATGCAGATACATGATCACCCTGATTTACATATATACCATCGTTACTTGCATTTTTCTTAATAAATGTTGCACCTTTTTTAAATCCTGAATCTCCTGTTGGTACAGTATTCCCTGATGCAATCACAATCAAATCATTAGCATCTCTTAATATTACTTCGTTGTAAAGATAAGGCGTAAGAGCATTTAAAAAATCTATATCAGACTGAAACCTTAAATTATTAGGTGTTGCTTGTATTCGATCTATTTGGTCTCGTGTTGATCTTGGTAGATCTGATTTTAATTTAAATACTCCCATGATAATGATTTAATTTAAGCCCCCTACCCTATGTAGGATAAGGGACTTAACAAGTTACTACTTATAGCTTCCAAAAGCCCTCAACTAAAGCTTTTCGTCTTTCATCTGGAACTTTAGCACCATAAACATAAAGTGATTTATATTTCTTACCAAAGTTACCGATTGCGTCTTCGACTCCGTTTTCAGTCATACCCATTGCAAAACAGATAGCTGATTTATGACCGCCTAAACAATGGAATCCATTTGTAGAATCACCGCTTAGTCTGCCATCTGCAACCTCATAGAGGTCAAATCCTGCATATCTCTTTGCGAGTAAACCATTTAAAACGTTCTCTCTGCCTGACTCTGATCCGATTGCAACATATTCAGGTGATTGTTTTATCAAAGTAGCTATTGATGCTGGAACTACTAACCATCTGTCATCCGTAGGAATTTCAGCATTAGTTAATAATGTTGCAAGTCTCGATACTCTTGCAAAAATAGTATCTTTAGTTACTTGTAAAGCAGTATTAGCTTGGATTGTATAAGCTGTACCGCCTGCGATTGCTCCGCCTGTATAAGCAGATGTTAAATCGTCTGAATCATCTTCTATAACAATAGCTGTAGTAGACGAAAAGGTTTTAACTCTATACCATGATGTATGACCAGTAGCTTTAAAGCCCTTACCAACCATTGCTGACGTAAAAGTTGTACCACTACCTGTAACAGCACCTGTAGTTACATCAACTGTAACTGTTCCTGTCGTATAGTCTGTACCATCTCTGTTACCTGCTCCAACATCTGTATAGAATCCCAAAACATAGACATCGATAACTTGTTTAATTCTGTTACCAACTTGTTTTTGGATTCTTCCTTCAGGATTTTTTACATAAGATCTAAAAGTATCATAATCTTTGACCCTGAAATAGATGTATTTAGCTTGATTTGTAACAAGCTGTGCATTGCTTTCAGTTAAATCATCTGATGTCATATCTGCACCAGTATAATCATGCTCTGAAATAGCACCAAAAGTAAGTACGTTAAGGACTGATGTTTTGTCCTTAATTTGACCTTCATAATCCATGTTGGTGATTTGATCAGCAACCGATGTATTATAATAGATCTCTAAAGCTTCAGCTGCAAAAGCTTCTGCTAGTTCTGTAGGATAAGTGTTCATTGTTTGTCTCCTTGACCTAAATAAATATATTTAAAACTTTTTTAGGTCGCAGTCTCAATGAAACATTAAGGTTAGCTTGATAAGTTAATGATAGTGATTTTAATTTGTAAGTGTCAACAGCAGTTATATTTTAAGTCTAGCTTTACCTGTTCTTATTAAACGTCTGTATTCTTTAGGATCTGTTGTCCTTATAGTAGCAAGATCTGCACCAGTCATACCGACAGGTTTAACGTCTCGATTTCTACCATTCCCTTGAGACAAGAATAATGATTGTGATTTCTTTTTATTAGATCTACCCAAATTATACAGATAAGATGCAACAAGATCATTTAGATCCATCCCACGTCTACCTGCCTTTAAACAGTATGATCTAAAATCATCAGCTCTATCTTCTAAAGATGGGAATTGATTTATCGTTTCATCAGCTTCTAAGAATAAGTCTACATGTTCTACCCATTTATCAATCTCTTTAGATTCTTTTGCAACCTCTGCCACTCTATTCATCTTCTGCTCATTAAGATAAGTTTTCTTAACTATATTTTTGGTAAATTCGTCTAATTCGCCATATTCAGCACCTTGTACTCTTGTATATGTAATTAATTCTTCTTCTGTTGGTTCAGGTAAATTAGATGCTTCGTCTATGGTATCTGTTATTTTCTTGTACTTGAAAAAATTATTTAATGATTCTCTGCTTGAATTTTTAAACTTCTCTTTATAGCTAATCCTTTTTTTCTGCTCCTCTTTTACATCATCAACATCAGCATCATCAGTATCTTCTTCAATATCGTTATCCTTTGAATCTTCCGTTTCATCAAAAAGATCTTCTTCAACCTGTTCAGGTCTTTCATTTTTCTTATCTTCAATCACATCATCAACAATATCTTCCTTAACATCTTCAACTACTACTGGCTTTTCATCTTCTTCAATTAACTTTTTAATGTGTGGAATATTTTGTGTTGGTTTACGATTTCTCGTGTCTAATTGCGTCATATAAATAAAACTTCAGCTTGTCCTAACTTATAGGGTTAAGCGTCTATTTAAACTAATTATTTTTTCTTTTTCTTCATTCCCTTAATACCATCTTCTACAGGTTCTTCATCAGAATCTTCTACTACAACTTCGTCTAATCCAGTAGGTTCTTCTACCTGTTCTAATACAACTGTTTCCTCGTTTTGACCAAATAAGCCCATTTCTGCACTCTGATAAGCCAATCTTTGAGCAGGCGTTAAATATAATCGCCTTGCCTTTAAAAAGGCTACATCGTCTGCTGTAAGGGAATTTATATCTTTTGAGGTAATTTCATCAAACAACTGTTTTGTTTCTAAATCCATCATATATAATTATCTTAGGATATACTTTTTGAAAATGTCAAACCTTTTTAGTGTTTCTTGCCATATTCTTCAAACTGTTCTGTAAGGCTTTTTCTGCTTTTTCAGGTATGGTTAAAAAGGCTTCCAATAATAAGTAATTTTTAAGTCGTGCTTTAAGTTTACAGTTAGTGTCTGCATGATCCTTATCATCAGGAACATCACATAATTGCATCGCTATAGCATTCTTCATTTCAATGATATTAGTCTTAACATCGTCAAGAGATAAATTCTGTGAACTGAATACCGCTTGTTGGTATGTCTCACGTTCGACCATATTAAGATCTTCGTACCTTAAACCCTGTTCTTCTAGTATTTTATCTAATAAATTCATTTTAATTATTAATTAAGCAACTGGCATAGCTTGACCCGACGATAACATTGGATTTCCACCCTGTACTGGCTGTTCTACCATACCTTCTTGCACACCATTCATCATACTCATATCATTCTGTTTCTCAAAATCCATTACTTCCTTAATTTCTTCTGTAGATAAATTAGCAAATTCTAATAGCTTTTTCTTGTAAATATTATCAAGTGGAGCATTATTAGGCATGGCAACTTTAACAGCATTAATTTTTTGAATAGCATTAGCATCATCAACCTCTTTATCTTGCTTCATCTTCACCTCAACCATATATCCGTTATTATCCATCCATTGATCAGGTTTAATAATCTTAGTATAGATCTTTTTGCCCTCTTTCCCACGTCTGCTTACTTTAAGTGGATCAAGCAAATTAGATGACGCTTCAAGCATCTTGACGTAGCCTAACCCTATATCTTGCCATGACTCATTATAAAACTTCGTCATAGACTTAGTACGTTCTTGTGCATTCGCTAAAGCTAATTGAACTTCACCTAATGTAACCGATCTTTGCTCGATAGCTCCCGATTGTGCCGATGATGCGGCTACTGCCTTTTCCCCAATACTAATAATAAATTGGATCTCATCTAAAGACTCTGATAAATCGCCAACTTGAACATCCTTTATTAACTCGTTCGGGTTTCCTGGTGTTGGATACCAACCCGATACCAACCCCATGGAGTAGGATTAAAGGTCTGTGGAATAAACTTTTCATTGCTAGAATCATAATAGTGCATATTAAAGTTACGTAACATTCGATTTTCGACCAATTGTGATATCCAACTATTAAGAGCTTTATTTAACTGTCTTAGACTATCAGCAGGTGCATCAGACCAAAAATCTAGTCTTTCAGGATCTGCACCCCATGAAGAATATATATGATGATCATACCAATAATCGTCTTCTGTATCTCCTATATGCTTATTTAAAGGTTTTTTGTAAAGTTTAAAAGTCTGACTCCCCAATGTTCCTAAAACATAGAACATGAGCTTAATACACCCTTCTTTTTCATCATATTCTTTGCGATAGACTTCATTAAGTTCAACTGTAGTTACACCAACTTCAGGATCATTAACATCAATAACACCCATATTCTCCATACGCTTATTACGATCTAGGTCATATTTACTGTTTGACTCCGATAATAGTTCAGCTTGATATTCGCCATAATATGCTTTTAATTTTTCACGCTCCGATTCGTCATATAATTCATTCTCAACAACTTCTTTTAACGTTCTAAAAATACCAATTTGCATAATACATCTCGCTGTGTGGATATCAGCAGGATCAACATTTCTATCAATAAGCATATCCTGTGGATCAACAATCTCAATTAAAGGTATTCCATTCACGATATTAAGCTTCTTAAATGATCTACCATACAAACACACCTGCTTTTTATCCATCCAATCCCTAGTCACTAACTTAGATCGTCTTGCAACTTCTTTCCAGTATTCGTTATAAAATATTTCTTTTTGTTGATTGTTAGATAAGTTGGAGAAGTAAAGCATAGGCGGTTCGTCTATATCTTTCATGACTGTTGCAATTCCGTATTTCATCAAAGGTACGTTAATTGTCTGACGTTGAGTTAAACGATTAGTAATTACTTTATCTCTCGATAATGTATAGTTATCGTTCCATGCTTCGTGTCTATGCTCACGATAAGCAATAGCACTCTCTTTTTCTTGAAGTAGACTTAATATGTCATTATCTGTGATTTTTAACGTATTTTCCATCGTTCCTGCTTGTAACATACTCTAATGTTAAGTAATGAAATAAGTAAATAGCAATACTACTAATCCCAACCTATGCCACCATAAGGTTCTTTAATCCCTGCTTTCGCTAGAACTTCCATATTAGGCGGATTATAACTAGGGTACAAATCTTCTTTTTGTAAAAGTAAAAAATACATTCGCATCATTAAACTATCACCATAATCAGGTGATCTGCCCAAAGATTCCTTCATTTTATCCTTAGAAATGATCTGAAGTGGTGCATCTGATGCTGTATCCTCTCTTTTGATCTGTTGTAAATCATTTATTAACTTTTCACGATCTATTTCTGTCAATGGTGCTGTTATCACTATCTCATGATTTCTAATCTTATCAGCCAAAATAAAATAACATTGTGACCTTAAATTAAGATAGTTACGCCTAAATTGACTAATTGGATCAGGTAATGCCGATCTACCACCCATAAAGCCATGTACCCCACGCAGATGATCTACTACACCACCACCAACACCATCTTCGTCAATAACTATTCGACCATACGAAATACTATCTTTAAGGCTAATATCCTTAATATCAGCTTCTGTTACAGTTAATGATTGCTTCTCTTTGACAACCAAATCATAAACGTTCATACCCTGCCATTTGGTATATATAATCTTATCACCACCAAATCTAGCAATATCTGCTGATAAATAACGTTTGTCACTAGCAGGTACAGTATTAACAAATATATCCAATATATCGTCAATTGAAATTAAATTAAGATTATCCGCACTATATTCCCATAAACCTTCACGCAACCTATCACGTGTTACAGAATCTGTAATCCCTTGTAGCTGTTCGCCATACTCTTTAGTGTTGTGCGGATTATCACGATACAAGGACTGCACAAAAGCATATTCTTTCGGCAACATACCTGCTTTGTTAGGCTTATAAAAAATACGATACAACCAGTTTTGAGTAGGGTTACAAGTTAAAAGAATCTTAGCAGGTGTTAATCCATACTTGTCATTTAAGTGTCTACCAATACGTACTTTTAGAATATCAAAACATTTAAAGCTTATTTCGCCTGCCTCTTCTAGCCACCCACCAGTATATTCTGACGAGCCAAAGCGTTCAAAGTTAGGATCTGAAGGCTTATCAGAGCAGTCTAATAAGTCAATACGACTACCTTTCGCATCACCACGTATAAATTCAATATAGTTATACTTACCATTTAATCGCCAATCACTAGCAGGTATCTTATGGTACGAACACACTTTAGTCCACGTAATATAAGATGTCGCCATTAACCTTGTAAGTTCTTTTCTTCCGATAAACCATTTAGTACCAGGATATCTATAACAATTCATCAATAACCACTCGCACCCCAACCACGACTTACCACCACCTGCACCACCACCAAAAAGTAGAAACTTAGTTATATTGTCATGAAGATACTCATACGCTAGATCTTGCTTGTATGTAGGCTTAATTGTTGGTGTTATCAGTTTTTCCTGTATCATTAGATGGCTTTTCAGGCTTAATATAATTAAAAGCGACTATCCGTTCTCCACCTGAAGTTGCATCTATTTCACTTTTATCTACCATATCCGTAAAATTTATCGCAACAAACGTAGCAAAATTACTTGCATAATTTCCATCTAACCCATTAGCTACAAGGATATCCTTCTGCAAACTCTTACATTGGCGTAAGGCACGTAGAAATTCAGGATGTTTAGGTGTTCCATCCTTATGTTTGCAATTCGCCCAATCATTTAACGTATCAACAAATACACCGATATTAACAGCAAAACGTTCAAGTGTAGGAAAACGTACACCTCGTCTTTTCCCTGTCTCATCATACTCAAAAGGATCAACACTAAAATAATTGATCATCATTTGTGCGTATTTCTTTCTATAGGTAGAAGGTCTACCGATAGGTCTTTTTTTAATCTTTTTTGTCGGCTTAATATTCTGCTTCTTCATATGGTTTAGTCCTCAACAAAATATAACAACAATTATGCTTAATATTAATTCCTCGTCTTAAATGTCCCTTGTGACATAAAGCATCTGCTGACGTTCTAACAGTACGTTCTTTTACGTTCGGCAACTTTTCCACCAAATCCTTTAATCTAATAGGTGTTTTCTGTTCACGCACCCACTGATACATAATTTCAAGGATCTGTTTTTGTACTGTCGTCATGGGCTTGGAAACTATCATTACTCATTTCTTCACTATCTACGATAATATGTAATAAAGATTGTCCTGCTTGGATTTGCCCTGCATCAATAGCGGAGAAATAATCTGCCATCTCTTTTTTAAATAACTCTCTTTTTTTATCATCCGATTTTTGATATATCTTAGTAAGTAAATCAGCGTTTATCGCCTTTTCTCCCCTACCTCTTAATCTCGCATATTTTCTAATCATTTTGTGTGTTTTGGCGTTCATTAAATTCATCTTTAACTATATGACTCATTCTATTCACACGTTCGATCATTAATGCTCTCATCTGATTAAGCATCAATTCACACCTTTCATCATCCCAATTAACAATTAAAATACAATCCTCACCCTCTACACCTGCTGTTGCAACAATATCACCCTTAACCATTAGAGATGCTAAATGATTAACATGATCCATTCCGCCAACTAAAAATTTTGATTCTGATTTTATGGGTGCAAGATAATAGGTTTTGGCAACTTCTAATTCAATTTCCATTAACTCTAGGATAATTACGTTATTCTAATATGTCAATGATTATCGGGGTATATAATTACTTATTTAATATTTTATAGGTTTCTCCAACTAGAACAGCATCTGCTATATGATCTGTTGTTATCTCATCTGCTAAAAAAGGATATAAGGTCTTGGCAATTCTTATTGATTCTAGTTTACCTTCTTTGCCATGTGCTTTAATACCCATTCTCGATTTAATTGTTTTGTTGTGAATCCAATTAACAGCAATATTACGACTATAAAAAAGACCGATCAAAAGACCAATTACTTGATTAATAGAAGTTAAGGCTTTAGAAAATTGTACTGGTACAGGCTTTTCAAAAATTACCTTACTAACCTTAGTCGTATCGTCTAATTCGGTCTGAAATACCTCCCAAATCTTCTTTAGTTTATTAATATCCAATACGCCCTTTATAACGATATTTCGGACTTCTATTAATTGATCATCTTTAAACCACGCTAGACCGAAATTAGTTGTAGACGCATCAATACATAGAATTACATTAGGTTTACTCATTATCTACCTTCCTAGTCATCCAGCCTGATTCTCGCAATGTTAGATTACCAAACCATTCAACAGGCGTTAATATGAATGTCGTAATAAATAAGAATGGAATCAAATATATTATATCT